GTGGTCGCGGTTGTCTTGGTAGTCTTCTTGGCCGAGAGAGCGAGTTTCTTCGCCGCCAGGTCAATCAGCGCCTTCCTCTTGACCGGGTCCTTGATCCTCGCCAGTTTGGGTATCTCCTCCCAATACTTCTCGAGAAAATCGACGATCATCCGTGGGATTGTGAAGAACTTGGTTAAACCCGAGTTCTCAACTGGTGCGGCAGATGCCGCACCAGGCGCAGTAGCAGTAGATCCGAGGGATGAAAGGAAAGACATGATTACAAACACTATAAACACGAGAATTTCTTTTAAGGTTCAATTTTGGCCATATGGATATGAATAAGTTATTCATATTATTTAGTATCTCATTTCTTGTGATGAGCGATCTTGAGAGCCCCATACACCACGGCGTAGGAGATGATAACCAGGAAGCCAAGGACAGCACCCTCGTAACCAAGCTGCTCACGATAGTTATTGCGGAGCCACTCCTCCTCATCACTGGTAAGGTCCTCTTCAACACCAAGACCACCAAGAAACTTGGTGAGAATATTGTTACGCTCATCCATATTATATCCAGCCATCGAGGCGTAGACAATCCACAAGATCAGGGAGGCGAAAGCGGCCAGAGCAAACAGGACAAGAGTGAACGGCATAGCCATTGCCAGACGGTCAGTGTGCTCGGGCATATCACTGGTCAGGTCACCGAGACGAAGATCTTCCTCGAGCGTCGACATACTTTCTTTTTGATTATAAACAAAAAAATATTTTTTGTTTCATGTTTCAGATTTTTTTTCACATTGGAAATTGTTTTCACTCAGTCTTGTGTTGGTTCCTCCTCCGGGGGTGGTCTTTTCAAGGAGAGGATCTGTTCCAAGAACATCTTCTCCTCCTCATTCACCCCGGCACCGAAACACTTCATCTGAGAAACTATCTCCTCTGGATTCAGCTCCTTTCTAAGGATATACTGTTGAAGTTCTGCTAGGTATCTCATTTTTTCCTGCCTCAATTTCTCTAACCGAAACTGCTCAAGCTTCTCCCTGATTTCCTCTTCGTATCCTTCCGGGATGACAAGATCCTTTAAGATTTCGTCGGCCACCTTTTGGAATTCTTTCACTTTCTTCCCGAATTCCTTTTCAGAGTAAAGAGCCTTCCCAGGTTCGACAATCACCTGTGTTGAGACTCTTCCACAGTTTGAAAGACCATGGAGGTGGATCGATCTCGGGTGAAATTACTCCGAGTGCCACGATGATATGGTCAATCCCCACATCATTGGGGTGAGAAAGAACAAAAGCAGCGTTTCCAGTGTTCATTTTTTTTTGAAAAATTGTTTTGTTTTTCAATTTCATTAATAACCCAAATCACATATAATCATCCCAAAACTTACATGCCCGTTTATATAATACATCGTCCCAGTAATCATAATCTACTCTCACCCGTTGCATGAATAATTGTTTATCATCAATCCCATATACCGCGAACCACATCCATTTCCTTCCAGTAATGACACCATTCCCAGTCACCTGATCATATTGACTCTTCCAGATATGGTCAATTTTACTAGGGTCTCGGTCGGTTTCGCTCATATAATCCAAGATGGGGTCATACATACACCCAGGGCATTTAATCTCAATCCCTGTCTTCTTATCAATTACACCATCCAGAGAAGCTCCGAATCTTTCATCTTCCTTCCAGACGGCAAAACCAGTTTCATCTATCGGTTTGTTAATTCTCTTTGAAACCATTCTTCTTACCTTATCCTCATATTTAGTCCCTCGATTCATCCGTTCCAGAGCTTCTTTACTGTGTTTAACCTTTAACTTTCCCTTGATCTCGAGGGCTAATTCTTCCATCGTTCCCTTATAATACGGGGCGTGTCCAACCACTTTTCCTAAATTGGACATAGTAATCCGTCCTTTCCTCATCTCGAGCCAGTCTTTGCTCCCTTGATTAACATCGTAGAGGTAGTAACAACCCTTGTCAATGGGCATTTTGGTGTATTTACACCTTATACTACTAAATTATATCTATAAACAATCAAGATATGAGAATATATAACCAAGATATACAATGTATAAAAGTTTATGAAAATTCAATCGCACCGACCGTGGTATTGGTAATTGACTGAGGAACAACATTAAAATAAATCTGCCATTCATCATCCTTGTCACAGATAAATTCGATTACTGAACCTTTTGACATAAGATTATATGTCTCTCCGAAGTCCACATTATATTTCATATTCCTGTCTCCTGAACTAGATTTAACATAGATCAACTGGTTACTAGAGTTAACACTTGGCGCGACTGTTCCCTCCTCAAATACATCTCCAGCACTACAGACAAAGTTAAGGATGCCAATGCTCAGACCAACATGTCCACCTAATGTCAAGACTACTCTATCTGATTTCTTAGCCTTTGGAAGATTCAAATTTGTGGTGGTGGTGGAGGTCAAAATCAATGAGGTGACAGTGTTGTTGGCTAGATTAACCGTGCTTGTATCAGCAGAGACAGAGGCCACATCCAAACCGGTGTAGTTACCGAAAACAGCTTTTCCCTCTACGGTTATATGATTGACTGTCAGTTCTTTAATGTTTTTATGATCTTCATGAATCCAGAGGGTATTAAGAAAAGCCAGAGTACCGACACCAAGGAGGAGTAGAAAGGTAATTATGAGAAAGACGTCGTATCTTGTCCCTGATTTCCAAGGGTTATCCATTTTATATACCCGTATAAAAAATGATTAGTTTTCGTTTGGAGGTGTAACAATTCTAACCACAATCTCAGTATCTTGCATTAGATTGTTCGGAACAACCACTCTCTCAAACTCAAAAATATTTCCGATCTTTCCACGATAGAACTTGACAAGAGTATCGGTGCATTCGATCCCACTCAAATTTGAAAGATCCAACTTGACATCATTTTCTTTGACAAATTGATCAATCTCTTCCTGTGTACGATAGATTCTCAACACCTTTGGTGTTGAAATGTGATCAACGATGTTGAAAAACTCACCATCCTCATAAAAAATAACGTTAAAAATATCTGTCGAGAGAGTAGATTCCATGTTGCATCTCTTAAATTCCTTCTTGGCACCTGGAGCAAGCTGCTTCTCAGACAGAAGAACTCCATCTTGGCAGTTCAAACGCAACATAAGATTCAAAAATTTCTTGACTGATTCTTTAACAAATGTCACAGAACGATGTGTATCGTCTGGATAGAACAAGACCAACATATGATGTTCTGGGTTATCCAATGATGTGTAAACATTAGAAAGAGCTGATCTAAATGTAATCTCAATGTTCACATCATCCATGAAACTATATAATTCATCTAAACCATATTTTCCTGGGTCAGTCATCTTTCTTTCCACATCACGGACAAATTTCTTGTTATCCATATTCTCATAATTTGGCATTTCGGAGGTATCAAATCGATTCACTCTTAGAAAACTGGTACATGTTGCCATCAGGTTGCGGAGATGATCTGTGTCATGAGAGGCCATTTTGTTTCACAATAAATATTTAAGACAAAATCGATTTTGGAAAATACTAATTTGGTTGAAAATGTCATTTACCAGTGGGGGAGAATTTTTTACCGGGTTGTTAATTATAATATTTCTATTGTTTTGCTGGTGGTATCCTAGGAAACCATCTCTCCCACCCGAAGGTATTTACGGAAATACACAGATCAGGTACAAAAATGGACATATTAAACTAGTAGGGGAGAGCGGATGGATTCCACTTAAAACAGGAAATCATCGACTGACTGAAAAAGGTTTGTGGTTACGAAAGAAAAATATTTTCATTCATCGAAAAACAAAAAATTATAGTCCACAAGTAAAATATACTCGGAATATTTATCCAAATATTCCATTCAACCGGAGATAGTTCATAGGTAAAATATACCCAGAATCTCTACCCCAGATAAAAAAGTAAAAATTGATTTTCATTTAATATCAAATTCCATAAAAAGGATGGAATTTGAATATAGGACTCAGCACCCACAATTTATCAATACCCCATTGAATGTTTCAGAGGGGATAAAATTTGGTGAAGGGATGGTTTATGAATACCGTCGTACTTCTATCAAAAAGGACGATACAGATCCATATCATCATGATCTGGCACGCCCATACACCCATAACACCATTTTTGCAAGGGGTGTAAGTGCCTTCAACAGAGAGGATATCTACGATTTGATTGTATTTTTGGTTAATCACGGCTCACGAAACTTCATTATTCGAGTCATTGATGAGACCCGTTTTACCAGAAACACCACCACGGCTATCAAAATTTATGATTTCCTAACCTCTCGTCAAACTACTTTCCTCCTTCAAATTAATGGAGAAAAATTTGACTATGTGGCTGATTACTATTCAAAACTGCGTGAGAAGTTTGTCCAAAGTGAGGCATCTTCTCTGGAAAAGAGTCGAATTAGTAAGATGACTCACCAAAAATTGAAGAAAACCAGGAAACATCGCAAGGAACTGAAGACTCATTTTATGAAAATGTTGTTCGTAATTGGAAAAGATATTGATGGAGTCTCCAAGATTGTCCAGGAAAGTGGACTAAGGGGGATGCCAAAACACAAACTTGTCAAATTCGAAAAGGAGAATTTGAGAGAGATCCAAAAACTGAAAAGGAAAAGGAAATATGACTATGCGAAGTGTCAGGTAACGGGAGATTATTTTGTGGTGCCGAGGAAGTATGCCAGGTCAACAGAATACTCTTTTGCTTCCCTCGGGTTGGGAAGTTCGGAAGTGATGAAGAACATGTTCACTGACAACCTTAGTATGAATTACTTGTGTTGTCCAAAAGAAAGCTTCCCGGAGTTGGTGGTTAATGAGGCTCCGATGGAAGACGAACCAGAAGGTGTGTTTGACATTGTCCATGAAGAAGAGAAGGAAGAGAAATTGAGTGTGGATGAGATCAAGTGGTTGGTTGAAATCTATAACAGACAGTACAGTCAGGGGACTATCACAGTTGATGAACTGACGGAGAAGATGTCCCGTCTCTTCTCCTGAAGGAGAAAATGATTTTTTCAAAAAAGATTTTTTGAAAAATGCCAACCCTTTATTACTCAAACAATCAAGATGTAAATGTTTTACATAAATGCTATGTAACAATTTCATAGTCAATAACAAATCCATAATCATAGATTTGTTTCAATTTTACATTACCACTAAGAACAATATATTCATCATCAGGTCCCCCACCGATAACAATATCATTGGTATCCCAGTTCATATCCGAAAACACTTCACATCCTCTTCCATATTTGTACTCATTTTTAGACCATTCATCCCTCGTATGATTGTAAATTTTTGCATACCAACCCATTTTAAATAATATATATTAT